TCTTAATATAATCTGTATCATAGTCTTTTGAAAAGTTTTCGTTTACGCAAACATAGTCATATAATGTTGATCCGTAGATCTTGAAGTTTTCAACTTCGGTGTATTTCCTAGCAAAGTCTCTGGCATCTCGTATACTCCCCATCTCGATACTCTCCAACGGAGAACCGTCGATTGCGTTCCAGTCAGATTTGTTTCTGGCAGGAACATAGAGTGTGGGATTGTATGGAATACGATCTGTGAATCTTTTGCCGTTATCATAACCACGCACAATGACGTAGTTGCCACGCATAAAAAAGTTTGTATAGAATTTCATAGTAGATCAATTATACATCATATCAAGGTTCAAGGCAATAAAAAAAGAGGAGCATTGCGCTCCTCTCCGTGGATCACTTCAACAATAGACTTTTGTGAAGTGGATCGAACTCGCCAAGTTTGATTGACTTAGGAAGCTCCTCCTCTGGTATAACATTATGTAGTCCAACATATAACATACCATTGACTACATCAGCACCGACTACTTCTACGGTATCAGCAAGTTTAAAATATCTGCGGAAACCTTTTGCGGAAATGCCTTTGTGAATGTAGTTTTCGGAATCCTCTTTCTTTTTACCATCCACTGTCAATTTACCATTTTCAAGAGTGATGTCAATATCATCTTTAGTGAAACCAGCAACAGCAATCTCAATGAGATAGTGATTTGTCTCTTTTTGTATGATATTGTATGGGGGATAGGATGGTTGTTTTGATTTCACTTCATCAATACGATTGAGCGTATCAAAGAGTGTATCGTAACCAAGAAAGATATCTCGTGGAAAGTTTGTAATAGTCATGTAGTTCTCCTTTTTATAAAGCAAGATAAATGAGTCCCTTTCGGCAACTCGGTAATATGGGAGTGCATCCACCGATGCAGTTACACTCCCCGAAACAGATTAACGATTAGCGATGTACATTGTTACTTCAAAGCCAAAACGCATTTCTGTGTAAGTAGGTTTAGTCCACATAGTAATTCTCCTTTTATTAAATTGAAATAGTATGTAAAGACAGATCATTGGAGAGCAATGCAGATCCAACTTGAGTCCTACAGGCGTTATTTATAACGCAACATCTATTCTATGCTGTTTCCATGAAAAGATCAAGGTTTTTCTGTAATGCTCTGTCATAATTAATTAAAAGCAACTCTTTTCGGTTCTTTTCGTCGTCTCGGTAGACCTTACTGGAATGCATAGTATAGGTTAAATCCCACTCTATTTGTTCCCAGTCAGAGTATGCTTCCTGTATAGTTTTGTTAGAATTATATGTAATCATAACCATATTATCATCAGTGTCTACGCAATCATGAAACTCTTTATGATCGAACCCACTATGCATGTCCCCACTGGACCCATATATAAATGACTTGATGTCATAAGGTGGGTCGCAAAATACAAAGGCATCTTTATCTCCGTCTAGTAGGTGTTTATAATCATAGTTCGTGATTTGCCACTTTTGTATTAGTTTTTGGAAACGTGGAAGACGTGCTATAATATTGTGATTGAAGTTGCTATTGATAGCATCTTTGCTGAAAGATCCAGCAGTTTCTCCGAGTCCTGAGAATGAACATCGATTTAGCATATAGAAACGCCATGCTCGTTCGAACTCGTTAGTTTGATTGTTGATTTCTTCTTTCAGTATAGGAAACTGATCAAGATGTGCCTGTTGGACGTCAGACTGTTTAAGCAACCAGTCTTTCTTTTTATGTAAGAAGTCTGCGAGCTTGTCGCCTTCTTTCTTTAGTGTAATCCAAAAGCAATATAGATTGTAGTATTTGTCGTTAACCCAAACAGGGATCTCAGGATACCGTTTAGTAAACTCGATTGCACAACTACCGCCACCAACGAATGGATCGCGATATTCTCCGATGGTTTCTCTTTTTGGTAAATGGTGATCTTGGAATAAAAACTTTACTGCTCTTGTCTTACCACCTGGATACCTTAGTGGTGATTTCAAATCTTTCATCATAACATATTGTCGGGGGAGTACGCTCCCCCTTCTCCATCATAAACAGTCTTCAAAATATGGTTTGCACCAAACGTTGTTTCTACGTTTAAAGATTTTTTTCAGTAGTTTCATATTAGTGTGGTAAAAAGTTACTCTTATTATTATTAGAGTGTTGCCAGTTTTTCATTCGAGTCTCTAGATCAGCGATGTTTTGAGATTTAGATAGATATGATTCTAGTGCTTTTTGACTATTACCTTCGCACCATGATTCAAATAATTCATTTAATTTGGATAGTAGATTTTTCATGTCCAATATCCGCCATTGTGGTTCATCTGTCTAATTTTATATTTTGCTCTTGCCTTTTGAGCGAGCATGATTTTCAGCACTAATTTTCTTAGCGTTTTCAACTTCTTCTCTCCTTTTGGGTGTGTAGTAGTAGGTGGGTGATTTTATTGCCGAGTTCACCCACCAAAGACTCTTATTACTTACCTCATTTCATACATACGGAACCACAAGAGCTTAATTCTTTCTGCTCTTTGATGCTCACTAATTGCCAGTTTTCGGCAGTACTGTGACCATAGTCTCATAACACCCTCCTTTTTAAAGTTAGGTGCGTTCCTTCGGTAACTATTACCTACTTCCGTCTCTTTCGAGATGAACGATGATAATACGTTCCTTCGACTGAGTAGCCTACTTCCGTCCATATTTAATGGATGAACGATACAACTATTTATAACTATTCTACTACATTTCACCCACTAGATCAAGAAGTTTCTTTTTTCGCCTTTGGTTTTCTCTTCTTGGTAGTGGTAGTCGTTGCCTTTTTCTTGACAGTAGTAGACTTTTTGGTTGTCACTTTCTTCTTTGTGGTGGTTGACTTCTTCTTTGCTTTCTTAGGTTTGTCAGCAGGTGCCTCACCACCAACCCATGCTTCGTTTTCTGCTGTGTTAGGATCATCTTTTATGTAATGGCCTTTTTTAGTTCTTGCACGTTTTGGTTCCATTGTTTCAGCAGTAGGAAATGGCCATGAGTCTGGCCCTTTATTTGAAATCTTTTTTTCAGCTCTTTCCCTGAGCATCTTTTCAGTTTCAGTTTCTTCTGGTTTATCAGAAAGAACAGAAATAAACATAAATGCCATTGCAGCGATTAAAATAACAATCAACATAATATCTATCAAGTCTACTGTACCCATCATTCCATTCATATTATTCTCCTAAATTCAAGCATTCTTCAAGTTGTGGTTCTGAAAAGTTTGGACCTTTCATTACCTTACCATCATCTCTATACATGGGTTTACCATCCTCGCCCAACTTGCTCATATTTGAACGTTGGACTTCAGCGAAACATTTGTCGAGATCAATACCGAACGCATGTCCAGCACCATAGACAACATAGAGAAGATCTGCCAACGCATCAGCGACTTCTACTAAGTCTTCCTGTTTCATTGCGTCAACAAATTCATTGAGTTCTTCTGCGATTAAAGCATATCGAAGAACTTGTGTTTCTTTATCAGGCATCTCAGTTTTTGTTTTTACCTCTTGCCCAAATGCATTCATAAATTCACTTACCATTCCAAAATTTGTCATAATGTATTTCTACCTCTTTTTTCCTAAGTTATATTTCGCGACTAGTTCCCAATCAGCTTTTTCTTTATATGGCAGAACTTTGATTTGAGATAGTGGGGCAACTGGACTACTGCTACGGTCAGGATCGTTGAGAGTAACAAGACTCCATTCAGCAAGCAAATTAGCAATAGTATTACGACGTCCCATATCTTCGTCGGCAAAGTTCGAAGGTTTTCCATCCAACGCAAAGAGTTCTTTGAAGTGAACAATGTAGTACCTTCCCTGTTTATGTAAAATGTGACAAGATTGATATATCGTTTGGTTTTTCTTTGACGCGACGCCAATCCTTGTCAGTGTTTCTCTAATCTTTAAGAAGTCATCCTCATTATTCAGTTTGACTTCAATCATGTTTTCTATCATCTCTTCCACCCTTTGTCAGTGTTATTCTTATTTCTGCAAGATGTTGGGGCGAGAGGATAGAAAGTGCTTGGCGTGCTTTTGAGTCGTTATAATTAAAATATTCTTTAACAGTCAACAAGTCACTATCATTATCTTTTTTCGCCCATTTAGCAACTCGCTTTCTGGGTCTGACAATATTTAGTAAAAAGTCGAACTGTAAAAGATTATCTATATGACTCAAACGATTCATCTCATTAGCAAAGTGAACAGTGTCACTATGATAAGATAAAGCACGATTATTTAGAAACGCATTGTAATCTTTTTCTGCCAGATCATCATTGGCAGTACCACGCATAAGATCTTTTTTTGTTTGTGTTATGGCATTCGTGTAGTCAAACGGATTTGATTTTGCCATTATTGAAACTCCGCATCAACCATAATTTCAGTCAACATGGCGGTTGTATTGATTTCCTGATCAGCAGCAAACGCAGACTTGTATTGATACTCGGCAAGTGTCACAACTATCTGAGGGATGCTTGATGGTGCTACATGTTCATGTATAGACTCATAGAACCTACGGAAGAACGGAGTCATATCACCGTCTACATTTTGCGCAACCCATTTACGAACCACTGAGAACTCTTTGTTCTTCATGCCATTGATCAACGTCTTCATATCAGAGTCAACTTGATTGGCAAGAACACCTGCATCGATCTTACCTGATACACTATAACGTTGTAGTTCGTTCAGTATCCTACGATTGTCAGGGAAGTGCTTAGTGATCATCTCGGCAACTACCTTCTGATCAAACTCAATTCCTTCTGTCTGTAGAATCTTACTGACACGTTTGAAGAACTGCCCAGCAAGTTTAGGTTTCTGTGCTGCAAGGATACGAAACTCGATCACCGAACACCGACTGTGTAGTGGCGCGATGATCTTGTTTACGAAGTTACATGTTAGAATGAAACCGCAGTTTGCTGAGTAAGTCTCCATGAAGTTACGCAATGCAGGTTGAATCGACTGCGCATTCATGTAGTCTGCTTCATCAAGAATAATATACTTGCGTCCACCTGCCAGTGATACTGAGGAAGCAAAGTTCTTTATCTTGTTGTGTAGTGTATCAATGTATCGACCTTCGTCGGAACCATTGATGATGATGTAGTCAGCACCGATCTCATCTAGCATTGCTTTAGCAACTGTTGTTTTACCAACACCTGCACCACCAGTCAATAATAGATTTGGTACAGTGCCATCTTCTACAAATGTTTGAAATGTTTCTTTTAGGTTATCAGGAAGTATGGTGTCACTAATAGTTTTTGGTCGATACTTCTCGACCCACAAAAATTGTTCTCTCATAATATAATACTCCATTCACATAATACATCTATTATATCTCAATTACTAATATCAATCAACCAGTCATTATTATCATCACAATACTTTCAATAACAAAATCAACATCAGTATCTTCAGATTGCAACACACCTGCTTCTTCCATTATTTGTTGGAATCCATTTACTGTCAGTGTTCCACCAAAAGCTGCTGCTACACAACTTGATAAAACTGCATGAGCTGTTGGATCGACTTGTTGAATTCTTGCTAATGCTTCTTGAGTTTTTGATATCCCCATTATACTACACCACAGTTTCGTACAAGGTTTCAACGTCATCATTTTCTGCTTTGACTTCATTGAGATTTTGTTTGTGATAGATTCGTGCCATCTTACGAATGTATTTCTTCGGCACACCTGTATCATCATCAACATCTTGTAAGATATTTTTAATCAGATCGCGTTCAGCATCCATGCGTGTCATAGAGTTTGATATCTCCACAAGGGCATCACGAACACGTTTCTTTGTTTCATCATCACTAGGAATCACCACATTGCTACTCATTTTCATTTGCCTTTTCTGATTGTTCCATTGATCTTTCAAGTTCTCCTCTCACTTGTCCTGCGACAGTAAGATTAGAACCAACGAACACGCCTGCCTTTGCGCTCATATCAATTATTGACAACATCGCCTTCGCAACATCCTCGCTAATACTAACCATTGTACTTGCTCCCAGATTCAGTTGCTACCCAGTACTCAACACTCTTTCCTTGAAAATGCGAGATACCTTTTTGAGAGATTGATACAACGTAGTCTTGCTGAATAAACTTGAAGTTCTCAACTTTGAATACAAAGTCAAACTCGGCATCAGTTGTTAGATCTAGATCTTGAGAGAACTTGTTGGATGTTGGATTGTTGCTATCAGTAGCAACGAGTGTTATCTTTCCATCACTACCTTTTACTACAATCTCTGGTAGACCCAACTGATTTGCTGCATTAGTAATCTTCTTGAGATCGTCCCAATTGAAAGCAAACTTCACATCCACTGATGGCAATTCAATTTGTTTCTCAGGTGGAGAAGTTACCATAGACGCATCGGTGTAAGTATAACTCGAAGAGTTTTTACCTTCACTGATAGTAAGTGCACGTTCACCAAAGTCATACTCACCATCTTCAAACAGAGTAGCGAGACCCAATAGTTGATTCAACTCATATACTGCAAAGTCTTTTGGAAATTCCTCAGGGACAGTAACCTGTGCCAGAATGTTTTTCTGTTCAGATACTGTGCGCAGTGTATGACCTGCTTTGACTGAGATCGAAGGATTAATGCTAGAGAAGTTCTTCAATACATTAAATGTTTGCTCACTGATTTTCATTATCTACTCCATTTTTAATGTCATGATTGTATAATGCCATGACTCCATAATGTAAGATCTTCATTAGATCTTTTCTCGCTTCTTCGGTGTTACCTTTGTTGCCATACCTTTGGGCATACTTCATAATATTCCCAATGGTAAATCCTGCACCATGACCAGCATCAAAAATAAACTCCGATGCTTGGAATTTATTCTTGCTGTAGTGTTGATCATAAGTATTGTCGATGTAGTTCATCAACTGTTGCACTAGTTCTGCTTCATTGTACTTGTAGTCACTCATTTGCGCTTCTCCTTTCCAATCTTATCTGGATCAGCAGTAGCAGTAGCACCAATCTGTGCTAGGTCTGCCAAAGAACCACCAAAGGTATATGAACCAGTGTGATCCAACTTCATCCATGGGCATAACCATGTATCAACACCACACTCACGCATCCACTGACAGAACATATAGTCCTCTGAGAGATATCGTTTACTTTTAGGATCGATAAGTGCTTGGAAGTACATCATGATCTCACGTGTACCATCAAAGTGTTCTGTACGAACATGATCAGGGAGATACGAATAGTCAGGATATGCTGCATCAAACTTAGTGAATGCATCCTTAGTGACCATCATGAATCCAGTACCACCCTCAAGAACCTTGACAGGTTCACTGAGTTTCACTTGAGTCTGACCCTCAGCAGGATTGAACACATAGTCACCAACAAACTTCTGTAGTTGGTTTGGATCTTTGTCGGCAAAACCACGATCAACTGCTTGCTTGATCTTCTCCCATGCGATAGTCTTCTTGGGATATGGACCACAAACGATCTTCTTGCCATCAGGATCATTCTCATCCATTATTGCAGCAAGACTGAGTACATCGTTTGGATCAAATCCAATGTCACTATCAATGAACATCAGATGAGTGAAGTCTGATCGAACGAATTCATCTGCGCAATAGTTTCGTGCACGAGTGATGAGTGATTCATTGAACAGATAGAAGAAACGTATATCAATATCATATGCCTGACCCATCTTGGCAAGGTCGGCAGTTGACTTGGTGTACATTCCGTGGCATTGCCCACCATACATAGGTGTGGCAACAAAGATTTTCTTTTTGCGAAGTTCGCTTAATTCAATCGTTAGTTCCATAATATCTCCATAACAAAATTCAAGTACATGTATACATTCTAAAGCAATCTACTTATTTAGTCAAGTTTTTGTTCAGATTCAGAAGAAGCTTCCTCAGAAGATTCCTCTATCTGAACCCCAGCATCAATCTTAGAATACAGATCAGCGAAGGAAATTTTGGTGTCATCGTCGAAACGATTGATACACATTTGAATCGCTTTCATACGATCACCG